TTCGGCGCGGCTCGTTCTTCAGGAAAAGCGATAGTAACCTATTAATGGCCTTTCTACAAAGTAACATCCCGCACTTTAAGTGCTGGGTGCGGCGTGAGTACACACACAACCATACTGCGTACCACGGAGAGTTTTTACATGCGATGGCGATTGGCGTCACCACCATGCCGAACCGATGCCTGAGTTTTCAGGTGATTTTTACTGGCTGCGAAGCGGACATCGAGGGTATACCTAATGTCCATGGCGGAGCTATGTGGGCGAGAATGCCCATTACGGCTTTAGTAGGGGACACTCCATTTGAAGAGTGGCCGGAGCCTATGCCTGTTCATGCGGCGCAACCTTGGGACTGCTCGTCCCGTACACACGCTGTATACCAGATGGACAGAACTACACCCTGCCCTTGGATGGCGAAGGTAGAGAGCGAGTTCTACCCTGCCAAATATATGTTTACCGTAGACTACACTGACAGTGAAATTGCGGATGATCCGGCGCAACATAAGCAAAGTCACGTTTTAGAACTGCTTGATGCTGGTCCATATACTGGAAACATTGTTGCTTTGCCTAATAACCGTGTGCGAGTAACTCACCCTGCTTGGTTTGAAACAGGGGAAGGTGCTCCAGACTTTAGACCGTCTCAACACATCCATTACTCCAAGTCAGATCTGGACTATACGTTGGATGTTAATCGAGTGTTCGACAATTTGTACCATGATAGCTCTGAGGAAAAAGAACCCGAAGGAGATAATTCGTAATGGATGTTGTTGATTTTGCAAAACACATGTATAAGGTACTACGAGAGCGCGAACAAGATATTGCAAGTGCTCTCGGAAACGATGCTGCCAAAGACTGGGAGCAATACAAACTCATGGTAGGTGAGATACGGGGCCTTACCTACGCTCGTGAAGAAATAAAAGCCCTGCTGGAGAGAACCGCAGACGATGTCGAAGACTTTATATCTTCCTGATCACGTCGCGCAGAAAATGAACAAGGACACAGAGAAGGCTCCGGCCCCCTCGTCCGATGTGCATAGCGCGTATGTTGACGCCACGGAGAAGGTGTTGGACCCTTCCCTACTAGAGAAACCCCTTTTGCAACGACTACCACAGCCTACGGGCTGGCGTTTACTGGTGATGCCTTATCAAGGCGCGACCAAGACGCAGGGCGGGTTACACATACCAGATGAAATTCGAGCCCGTGAGGCTGTAGCTACTGTTGTAGCTTACGTTCTGAAGTTAGGCCCTCTCGCCTATAAGGACCCGGATAAGTTTGGCGCCGACAGCGCACCCTGGTGTGCTGAAGGTCAATGGGTGTGTATCGGTCGTTATTCAGGGTCACGTTTTAAGATTGACGGTGGAGAGGTTCGCATCATTAACGATGACGAGGTTATTGCCACCATTCTTGAACCCGACGACATCAAGCAGGTTTAGGAGAACAAAATGAGTGAAGAGCAACTAGACCAAGAGGTCCTTGAAGACGAGGGTGTTGAGGTTGAGATAGATGTTCCTGAAGAAGAAACGTCTACGGAAACCGTTGAGGTTGAGGGTAAAGAACCTGAGAAGGAACCTGAAGACGAGCTTGCAAGCTATAGCAGCAAGGTTCAAAGCAGGATCAAGAAGCTCACCGAGAAATATCGGAACGAGGAACGTGATCGAGAAGAAGCTGTTCGCATGGCGCAACAGTTACTTACCGAGAACACTCAGCTTAAAAGCCGTATGCAGAACTTAGACAAAGGTTATTTGACTGAGTACGGCACACGTTTGGACAGCCAAATGGGTGAAGCGAAGCGCCTTTATAAAGAAGCGTATGAGGCTGGTGACGCGGACAAGATGATGGAAGCCCAAGAGGGCCTGTCAAAAATGTCCATTGAACAAGAGCGTTTACGGATTGCTAAACAGCGGTCTGAGGACAAAGTTGCTGTTGAACAGCAGCAGCCTCAAGGGCAGCAAGTGCAGCAGCCCGCGCAACAACAACAGCAACCTGCTCCGACTCCTGACCCTAAAGCAGAGGCTTGGGCCGAGAAGAATGAGTGGTTTGGTAACGATGAGGTTATGACTTATGCCGTCTTCGGTATCCATCGTAAGATGGTTCAAGAAGAAGGAATTGACCCCAACGGAGAAGAATACTATAGTGAAGTTGATCGTAGGATGCGTGTGGAGTTTCCACACAAGTTCAAAGCGAAACAATCGGGCGGAGCACAGGTCGCACCTGCTGGCGCTTCAGCTACCCGCAGTACAGCTAAAACAGGGCGCAGGTCGGTGAAGCTCTCACCATCACAAATTGCGATGGCGAAACGATTAAACGTACCGCTTGAAGAGTATGCAAAGTTTGTGAAGGATTGATAGAATGACTGATAGAAAACCGCGCGAGAGCGCAACCCGCGAAGTAGAAACGCGCCGTAAACCATGGGCCCCGCCCAGTCGCTTAGAGGCACCTCAACCCCCTGCGGGTTATGTGCATCGATGGATTCGAGTCGCAATGCGTGGTGAAGAAGACAAGATGAATGTCAACACCAAGCTGCGCGAAGGATGGGAACCCGTTCGTAAGGACGAGTATCCAGACTACGAAGCTCCTACTATTGACGAAGGTCGGTATGAAGGAGTCATCGGACAAGGTGGACTTATGTTGTGTCGAATACCTGTAGAAACCGCCCAAGAACGATCCGCGTATTACGGGACCCGGACCCGCGAACAGATGGTAGCAGTTGATCAGGACCTAATGAAGGACCAACATCCTTCAATGCCGATATCTAATAATCGGCAAAGTCGTGTATCCTTCGGAGGCACAAGAGGTGACTCCGAGTAACTTTTGAGGTGCTATTATGGCAAATTCTAACGGATCCTATGGGCTTCGTCCTGTAGGTAAACTTGGTCAGGCGACCAATTCTACCGGTATGACAGAATATCGCATAGCTTCAGACAACTCCAACCCTATCTTCCAAGGCATGGCGGTTATTCCGTTGGCTGCGGGCGTGATTGACGATCTACAGGCTGCGGCCGGTGGTAACGTGTCAATCGTTGGTGTGTTTGGTGGCTGTGAGTTCGTCTCGTCAACTACTGGTGAGACCGTCTTTTCCAACAACTGGCCCGGTTCTGGCGCGGATTCTAATTTCCCCGTCAAAGCCTTTTTGTATGATGATCCAAATCAACTGTTCACCATTGCAACATCTAATGTTGTGGCCGGTCAGAACACTGAAGCGGAAATTCTTACATCTGTGTTCGCAAACATCGCGTTTGCAACAGGCAACAGTGGTTCTACAACTACTGGTATTTCTTCTGCATCCGCAGATTTAAATACAGTCGCAGCTACCAACACTTTGGCACTCCGTATTATGGGCATACAAAATGACCCAGACAATTCGGATTTCACTGTCGCTGGTATTCCATTAATCGTTCGTATCAACAACCACTTCAATGCGCCTACTGGTTCCATTGCTGCTGGCACTGTTGCTACGACCGGCGTATAAGGGGGACTAACATATGGCTATTTCACGCGCACAACTAGCGAAAGAGCTTGAACCAGGTCTCAACGCCTTGTTTGGTATGGAGTACAGTCGTTACGAAAACCAACACGGCGAGATCTACACAACTGAATCATCAGACAGAGCGTTTGAGGAGGAAGTTATGTTGGCCGGATTTGGCTCGGCACCTACAAAATCTGAAGGTTCCGGCATTTCGTTTGACGATGCTAACGAAGCATATACAGCTCGTTACAACCACGAAACCGTTGCGCTTGCGTTCTCTATAACAGAGGAAGCAATCGAGGACAACTTGTACGACCGTCTCGGCAGTCGTTACACACGCGCCCTCGCCCGCTCAATGGCCCACTCTAAGCAGGTTAAAGCCGCTGCGGTACTGAACAATGCGTTCGCCGCTGGTGCATCTGCTGGCGGAGACGGTGTTGCACTTTGCGCCACTGATCACCCGCTTACAAACGGTGGAACTTTTGCCAACGAACCATCAACTGCTGCTGATTTGAACGAAACTTCTTTGGAAGACGCTCTTATCAACATCGCTGGTTATGTTGACGAACGTGGCTTGAAGGTCGCTCTCCGCGGCATGAAGTTGATGATCCCACGGCAATTGCAATTCGTTGCAGAGCGCCTGATGGTCTCCAACCTTCGCGTCGGTACTTCGGACAACGACACTAACGCAATTCGTTCAATGGGGATGTTACCTGAAGGCTATGCCGTCAATGACTTCCTTACTGACCCAGATGCGTTCTTCATCAAAACTGACGCGCCTCGCGGCTTTGTTCACTTTGAGCGGACTCCGCTTTCCACTAACATGGAAGCAGATTTCGACACAGGGAACATGCGCTTCAAGGCACGGGAGCGTTACAGCTTTGGCTTTAGCGACCCACGTTGTGTGTTCGGCTCACCTGGCGCATAACTAAAAGTCTATCTATAAGAGGGGGCTGCTTCGGTGGCCCCTTTCTTTTTGTTTTAGAACCGTGTACTGTTTGGGCATCCCTGACAGTCGTATTTTGCGGCTGACTTAACCCTGACAGGAGATTCTCATGGGTAATTCTACTTTCTCAGGACCAGTGCGTTCTGAAAACGGCTTCCAGCAAGTCACTAAAAACACAACAACTGGTGCAATTACACCTTCACAATTTGCGTTGCAGACGATTGCCACCACAGGCAACAATGTCGTTGACACAAGCACAGGCACAGCCGCTGGTGCAAACAACGCCAGCCTAGACACTGGCGCAACAATCTTTGGTATCGTGCCAAATGCAATTGGTGCTGGAGTTCCAGCCGCTGGTACAAATCACTTTGTGAGCAAGGTTGACGGCACCATCGTATCCACATGGATTATCGACCTTCACGCGGGCTATAAAAGCGGCGGTGCTGCTGGTGACGCTGTTGGTACGGCTGGCGCAGCTTCAGCACACATTGGATCGATTACTAAAGAAGTAAACGGCATTCCAATGCTCATCGAAATGGGCTGTGTCGAGGTCCCAACTGGCGGCGATCCAGACATTAACTTAGATTGTTCAGCGACAGGAACTACAGCACAAGACGCAGCATTGACAAGTGGTACAAACCTCTTGAACAACGGTGACCTATCTTTAGGCTTTTACGCCACAGCAGATGCTGGGGCTACTCTTGCTGCTATGACTAAGAAGTTTTTGTATCTCACCACTGGCGCTGCCACTGACGCAGCGTACACGGCTGGTAAAGTATGGATTCGCATCACTGGCATGGCCGTGGACCATGACAATTCATAATAATCTTTGTGGGAGCTTCGGCTCCCACCATTAATTTCTAGGAGATTAACATGGCAGGATCAGACGTAACCCCAGTCATCATCAGCGATGAGGTGGCTTTAGACGCGGATGGAATTTCAACAGCCACTTCAGTGGGCAACAACGCAGCCTTGGTTATTGGCGGGGCTTTAGCTTCTGGCGGAAGCGTTACAAACGCCTCTGCACGACAGGTTACAATTTTGTCCGCAGGAAACGATTCTTCAAAGTCGTTTAATATAGTTGGCACAGATGTAAATGGTGCGGCACTTACCGAAAACCTTACGGGCGCTAATGCTGGAACAGCAACCAGTGCTGGTTATTTTAAAACAATTGCAAGCATAACTGCGGTTGGCAATCCCGCAGGAAACGTATCTGCTGGTATTAATGCTAATGCGGCAGGTGTAATCTTCGCAGGACGCACTCGTTTGCAAGGGTTTTCTTTTTATTCTGGCGGAACCGCTGGAATAGCTAACCTACGGAACGGTGGTGTTACAGGCACAGAACTAATTCAGTTTCGCTCGATTGGAACTGACAACGCTTCTGACGACCCGTTTATGCCAGATGAGGGTGTACTGTTTAAAGACGGTTGCTTTGTTACATTCGTTGTCCCGCAGTTTGACTTGATGATGTTCTACCACGCATAAACTTTAGGGTGGCTTGATATGGCTAAGATCGACAAGTCCAAGATGAAATGCAACGTACCCAAGCGCCAGATTTCTGGCGGTAAAAAGTCCGTTGTAAAGGCTTGCGATAAAGGTAAAGAAAAAATCATCAGGTTTGGCGATGCCAATATGACCATTAAGAAGTCCAACCCTAAACGGCGCAAATCG